TCGTTCAACGAGATCATTGCCTTCCTTGCCAGCGTGGAGGACACACAGACGTTGCAAGGGATTATCGCCGGGCTGAACCAGAGCATCACAAACGTCCAGCAGGCGATTCCGACAAGGCTATCCCAGTTACAGAATGACGACCATACGGTCAAGGACGCTGCTTATGTCCATACGGATAATAATTACAGCAATGAAGAGAAAACGAAGGTATCGGACTCTTTGAGGTTGAAAGAGTATGTCGATGTCGAGTCTCTGGCGGCTCTTCCGTTATCACCGTATAACTTGCGTTTTACCTATTCGAGTACATCTGTGCAGGCGATCAACTTTGCGAATATAGGAAGCGTACCGGAGATGCAGGAGTTTTATCTGTCCATTAAGAACAACACCGGATCAACGATTAACCAACCGATCCCAAACGGTTCGGGCTGGCAATCGGAGGAAACAAGCGTTGAACTGCCAGCTGGTAAAGCCACAGGGGTATCGCTGAAAAAAGAACATGGGATAATTGTCGTGAGAGTATAATGAAAGGAGGTGAGAGATGAAGAGAAGGGTGATGATGGGAAAGAGAGAATTGGTAGAAGTTGTGGAAGAGTTAAAATCATCCGGTACATGGATGGTGCCAGCTGGTTGTAAATTTGTTGATGTATTCATTGTTGGTGGCGGTGGTTCTGGTGCATCGTCAGGCCCTGAAAGAGGTGGTGGAGGGGGCGGATCGGGGTATGTTAAAACATATCTTGATGTGCCTGTTACTCCAGAAAGTGTTGTTAGCTATTCAATAGGGAAAGGGGGAGATCGTGTAGTTTCGATGTCTGCTTACGATGATCAGAAGAATGGTCTTCCAGGGTCAGAGTCCTGGTTTAAATCTAATTCAATAAAAGCTCTTGGCGGAAATGGAGGTCGATATTCCGGAAGAGGGGGCGATGGGGGATCTGGTGGTGGTAGTGGAAGACCTGCAGAAAAGACGGCAGGATATATTGGTGGAAGTGATGGTTCTAATGGAGCAGGTGATATGCCTGGAATCGGTCAAGGGAGTACTACCAGATGCCCGTTCAATAATAAATTGTACGCCGGAGGTGGTGGAGGTGGTGGAGAATATAGTTCCGGATCAGCACCAGGTGGCGGTGGTATCGGTTATGTCGGAGATATTTCGAGAAGACCTACTAATGGAGAACCCAATACGGGCTCAGGAGGAGGTTCTTTTTATATAAGTGGTTCCAATGTCTCAGGAGGATGCTATTCTGGCGCAGGCGGTTCCGGTATCATAATACTTCGTTACATGAAATATAAATAAGACAATATGCTGTATATTCAAAAAAACATTCAGTTTTTGGAATTGGAACAAGAATTGCCTGATTCCTATCTTGTTGGCGACAATATCGAAAATTACGAAGATGGCGCTTATCTCCTGCTTAGTGAAGAACAGGAACAGTATCATAACGACTATCTGGAGGCATCACCGCTCGAGTGTTGGTATATGGCACTGACACCGGAACCACAGCCGACACCGGAAGAACTGCTCTGGCGTGCCCGTGATGCCAAACGGCAGGAAATCTACGACAAAGACATCCATCATTATTATATTGATGAACAGGACGCATACGTCTCGAACACTCTGCAAGTGAAGGATAAGTGTGGCCGGCAGGAAGAAGTCGAAGTAGGCGGTCATCTTTACGCCTCGAATATCTTAACGGTTGCTCTTGACGAAATAGCGGACTATTCGGAGCAGTGCGCCAAGGTGACAGACGGCTTGCTATCCCGTATCGATGCCGCCCAAACAGCCGAGGAGGTCGAAGCTATCGTGGTAAAAGGCTATCCTGAAATGATCCATACAACAACGGCAGCCTTGCAAACTAAAGCAGATAAGGCAATCGCTAAATCCCCGGAAGTGCAGGCAGTGACCTTTGCCCGTGCGATGATGAACAGCGTGTCTCTCACAGCCAGCCAAGCGTTGGAGATGCAGGTCTTATTCCCCATTTGGGGTGAGAAAGATGCGGAGTTTGGCAAGGAAGTTGAAATAGGCTTCCGGCTTCGAGTAGTGGAAGGAGAAAGCGACACTTTGTTTGAAGTGATACAAAAGCACAAGCTGCAAGCCGACTGGAAACCGGGCATAGAAACTGCTTCACTGTATAAGATCGTTGAAGCTGAGCACGCAGGCACGCTTGATGATCCTATTCCATACGTGCAGGGTATGGCATTCGAGAAAGACAAATATTATGAACAATACGGTGTGATCTATCTCTGCATTCTGACAACCGTTACAGGTTATCCGAACGACTTGAAAGACTTGCCCACAATTGTACAGGAGGTAAAGCAATGAAACAGGTTATGTTATTAAAAGTTAAACGGGGGGGGTGAAATGCTCTCTAAATAAAGAAGTTACGACCTCTTATCGTAAGAAAGGAGGGCGTAGATGAGACGGTCGATGATGGGACGGAAGAAGTTGCAGTTGTTCACCAAGAGGTTCTATCCTGCCGGGAATTATACCTGGATCGTACCTAAAGGATGTAGGGAGGTTGATGTGTTTCTTGTCGGAGGAGGGGGTGCAGGACATAATGGAAGCGGTGGAGGTGGCGGCTATACTAAAACCTTCAAAAAAGATACATCCGGATGGAGAGACGGTGATGCTATCTCTGTTGCACCGGGTCAGTCAATTCCGATAACAGTTGGGAAAGGAGGAATTGGAGGGTATTCTGAAGTTGCCCCCAACGGTGGATACTCTCAATTCTTAAATTCAAGTTATAGAGCTAATGGCGGAAATGGTGCGGGTAATGGTTATCCAGGCGGAAGTAATGCCGGAGCATATACTGGTGGCAACGGCGGAAGTGGCGGAGCAGGAGATGATTCAGATACGGCTAAAGCGGGTTCTGATGGATCTAACGGAATCGGCAGCCGCAATGAAAATGGCTCTCTCTATCCAGCTGGTTCCCTATATGGCGGAGGAAAGGGTCAAAGGCATACAACCCGCGATTTTGGTGAACCTACTGGGAAACGAAATGCCGGAGGTGGTGGTTCAGACAGAAATATAAATGGGGGCATGGGTGGAGAATCCGATTACGACAAAGGATGCGGAACTGGAAATGGCAATAGAAAAAGTGGCGGTTACGGTGGTGGCGGTTGTGGTACTTACGGTAACGGCGGTGATGGCACTGTCCTGATCCGCTATTGGGCTTACGAAGAATGATCTGCCGTTGAAAAAGATGAAACAAGATATTAACGACTAAAAAATAGGAGATAAAGTCATGAGAAATAATTGTTTACAAATGTTAACGGGGGGGGTAAACACCTCTTAACTAAAGTATCTGACCGACTTTCGGCGGAAAGGAGGTTGGTATGATAAGATCGATGATGGGACGGAAGAAAGGTGGTATGGCGATAGAAGGTGCACCTAATGGAGTTTACATTCTAAGGACAGATAATCGGTTATATACAGAAAAGATGTGGAAAAAGGAGTGGAATAGTGATGCTGTGGGAGTTGCATTTATCAGCAATGCCTGCAGATTTGTAATTGCTCCGACAGAAAGTGAAACAGAGCTATGGTGGAATGTTGATGTACCCACTATACCCGGTGTAACAACAACTAATGATTGGGATACAGCTCGGATAGATTATGCAGGCGTAGCTAACTCAACAGCCATGATAAAGGCACTCGGCAGAGAACGGAGCCATGCAGCCGGATGGTGTAACCAATATTTGTTCAAAAATGGGAAAAATGGCTACTTGGGGGCTTGCGGGGAGTGGGATTATGTTGATGGATATCTTACTGATATAGGATATTATATGTCTCTTATAGGAGGAGTTGAGTTGAGCACCTTTTCTTATTGGACCAGTACGCAATACGATGACATAAGCGCTTGGACGTATTTTGTAGGTAATGGATATGCTGATAGCTACGTACAGTATGGTAAAGCCTTGGTTCGTGCTTTTGCGCCTTTATAACCGATCATAAAACAGCCTCCAGGCTATCACAGATTGGAGGCTGTAAAAAAAAGAAAATTAGGGGACCGTGGGTCTCCGGAAACAAAGTTAAACAATAAAGTTTGAAAATCATGTTATTATTAATTATTTCTTTTTTGGTTATCGCAGCTTATACGGTAGCAGTTTGTATAAAGGCAAAAGGTGTACCTTACTCTATCAGTGCAACTTATTACAAACTGGAACACGATCACTGGTTTATGGCTACAATGTGGCTGACTGCCGGATTGTTGATGCCGGCCGTGCTGGAAGTAAGTAAGCCGGGCACAGAATGGCTGGCATTCTTAGCTTGTGCCGGTATGTTCTTCATTGGGGCTGCTCCAAACTTCAAGGATATCGTCGAGGGGGGCATACACAAAATGGGGGCTATACTTTGCCTTGTGGGTTCGCAGGCTTGGGTAGCCTGTAACTGTCCGTGGTGTTTGATGGTTTGGATAGCGTATGTGGGTTATACCGTGGCCATGATGGTGCGAAATGAAAACGATAGCATTATATCGGATTTTCTGTACACTAAACCGATGTTCTGGATCGAAGTTGCAGCATTAACAAGTACCTATCTGTCACTTTTAATTTTAGCGTAAGTATGGAACGTATCATTCATTTGAACATTACCCAGGATATAACGCATGGGACTACTATTATTTTTATCTGTGCTATCTTGACAATCGTAGCCTCGTTCATTGACATGTGGACGGGACTGGATGCAGCAAGGGTGAATAAAGAACCTATTTCCAGCCGGTCGCTTAGGAAGACAATTGCCAAGATCGTAGATTACCTGCGAGTAGTCCTCTTTGCTGTCTTGATTGACGTGTTGGGGCTGTTTTTCCCTTGGTATGCCATCCCTTATTGTGTGATCGTGGTTACTTTGGGAATATTACTTATTGAAGGACGATCGGTTGTGGAAAATAGCAAGAAGAAGAAGGCTCATGCCGGGGAAATTGCCGATATCGTAGAAAGGATCGTTCAATGCGCAGTATCGAAAGATGCGGAAGAACTGATTAAGATTATCAAAAATTCAAGTAATAAAGGAGATAAATAATATGAAGAAGAATAATTTGCCGAGAGGCTTAAGAAATAATAATCCCGGAAATATCCGGATCAATGGCGACTTATTTCAGGGCGAGGTGAGACCAAGCAAGGATAAGTCATTTAAACAGTTCGAAACGATGGCCTACGGCTACCGGGCGATGTTCGTAATCTTACGGAATTATATCCGCAATTACAAACTGGACACCATCCGCAAGATGATTAGCCGGTGGGCTCCGACAAACGAGAACCATACGGAGAATTATATCAGGGTGGTGGCAGAAAGAAGCGGCATTCTGGCAGACGAGCTTGTATATCCTGAAAACAGAGAGATAATGATTCGTATTGTCGCTGCTATGTCGTATGTTGAAAACGGCGTAGAGGCCGATATGCCGGATGTTATAACAGGATGGCTTTTGTTATGAAACCTTGTCATGTAATACTGATTTTGATTCTCTGCCTTCTTTGCTTCCTGGCCGGCCGGTACACGAAGAAAGCAGAGGTCAAACTTGTCTGCAAAATCGATACATTCGTCCGTGTTGACACTCTTAGAGAGCGAGTCCCTTATCCAGTTTATGAAACGGTGATACAGACGGTTCCAGAGATGTTCCCTGTGTATATCACTTTATCAGGTGATACAGTCAGAGAACCTATCTTCGTCCCGATCAGGATCACGCAAAAAGAGTACTTAACGGACGATTACCATATTTGGGTATCCGGCTATAATGCTCAACTCGATAGTGCTTCTATTTTTCGGAAAACGATTTATGTAACAGAAAAAGTGAAAGCTCGCCGCTGGGGAATTGGTATTACGGCCGGTTATGGCATTGGCCGAGATGGCTTATCTCCATATGTAGGGATTGGGGGATATTATAGGATTTGGTGAACTACTACCGCTAAATTTTCAGTTTAG